TTTTTCTTTTGACTTATTTCTAGTTACATAGTGATCCAGATAACCAGGGAACATATAATAACAACGCTCCTCTGGTAAAAACGATGATTTATACATTGAACTACTATATGGATTCAATCTTGGAACAAATACCAGATCACCAGATCCTTCAGGAACAGAAAGATATAAGACTGCTGAAACATATGCTTCACCATGATTATGTGTATTGGTGCTCATATTATATTCGTGAATATGACCCCAATAACCAGTACAGTAAATATCATTTCCTGTTGCTGCTTTGAAATCTGCCTTCATTTCGGCAATGATTTCATCTACAATCTCATTTTCAGGGCAATAAGTATCTTCATACCTAGTGCTTAGTATTTCATCTGAAAGTTTTACATCAGAGTTATCTATTAAAATATCGCGAAGAGTTTGAATATCCGCAAAAGTTTTTCCTTTAATTACATCAACCTGTATAATCGTTTCAAATTCAACATCACGTTCAATCATAAATCATCTTCCGCTGCTTGTAACATACCCCAAGAAGTTGCAATATATTTTTCTCCACCTATTGGTGGATTTCCTCTATGCGTATGAGTGAATCCTGCTGGAAAAATTATAATTCTCCCTTGTTTAGCACTTATTCTTTTATTCATATACAAAAATTCTGTCTCTCCACCATCAAACTCATCATTGAGATATGCCTGCACCACAAATTGTCTAGTGCAGTAAGGTATTCTAGAGTTCTCATAGTGCCAGTTATGGAAACCACCACCAATAGGAATCTTTTTTGCTTTTACATCATATAATAAAAACTTTGCTTCACCAAAGACGGTATATTTGTTTAGATACTCATTTACTGGTTCTTGAATATAAGGTAGAAAATTTGATCCTAACCAAGATCCAGAGGTTGTATGATAATTGTGGGATGCATTAAACGCTTTATGATCTGTTAAATGCTTTTTCACCCCAGAACTTCTCATTGAATCACATTCTTCAAGTTTATCAATGAAGTTGATTAAACTTTCGCAGTGATTTTCTGGAATTGCATCATCATAAATTTGAATGAAATCTTCCATAATAAAATCAAGTTATATAATCTAGTTATAAGAGATTATGAATATCCTCCTCCGTTAGTTCCACCAGCAGTAGTACCTTGATTTAACGATAGATTGTATGAGTTTCCACCAGTAACTAACCAATAACCATGGTCTCCTCCACTACCACCTCCTGATCTCTTTTCACCACTTCCTCTTTCACCACTTTCACCATTTTCTCCACTATTACCTCCACGTCCGCCGCGACCACCTATCGCTTCCTCTTCATCGCCACCAGCTCCACCGGAACCACCACCATAATCACTACCATTATTACCTCTTTGACCGTCTGCTTCCCAACTATCTCCCTTTCTTCCACCAGAACCTGCTGGTCTACCGGCACCACCACCGCCGCCACCCCCAGACGCTAACTCATCATCATTTTTATCGGTATCGTAGGCACCACCGCCTCCTCCACCGCCGCCGCCACCACCAGCAACGACTCCACCACTAAAAATTCTAATGGTTGCAGGATAGGCAAGACCTATACCACTATTACCATTTTGTCCATTTCCACCTCTTTCATTTTCATTATCAGCACCTTTTCCACCATCACCACCAGCACCTAAAATTTTTCCAGCGTCACCAACGTCGATACGCAAATCAGTTCCACCATCCCAACCACCTGTTCTGAAAGCAACTCTCCTTCTATCATTAGATTTTTCTGATTTTATAGTATCATTCACATGTAATATAACTTTAGTTCCAGAAGAATTTGAAGGTCTAGTCCTAAATCCACCTACACATCTAGTATCTTGAGGTCTATTATTCCATTTTCTTCTAGCATCAACTCTTGTTCTTTCATCTCTAGAATAATAGTCAACAATAACATTCAAGCGTTTGCTATAAAAGTCACTAAACTTGATTTGACCTGATTGTGGTATGCCATCATCTAATGGCATATTTCCTACAGCAGCAGCGGCTCCTCCATTTTGATTGGCAACATCATCACTAACACGATAGTCACCAAGACTACGTTTGCCGTTTCTTCCAAACTCATTTTCTATTTGTGAAAAACTAATTTGTCCAGATCCTTGAAGTGCCATATCAGTTATCAGTAGAGATCATTCCAGGTTGTACCGTTGTATCCTTTGTGGACATTATTATCTGTATCATAAACAATCTCACCACCAAGAAGTCCAGTAAATGCTGCTATCTGTGCAGCAGTTACTCTTGGAACTCTCATAAATTCTCTATTGGTAATAGGTGTGATAGCAGCAAATCCAGATCCAACTTGACCAAAATCAACCGCACAAGAATTTGCTGTATTGAATCTATCGGTAGCAAGTCCAATAGATGCACAAACAACAGAAGCTTGTGGTGCATTTATACCTTCAACTGGTGTTCCACTCAAATCAGTTCTAACACCAAGTCTTCCACTACTATCAACAATGAAAGAAGTATCTCCAGTATTAACAGCAAATCTCCTATTTAATCCTGTAGGATCTGTGCTGATACCAATTTGACCTGCTGTTAATGTTTGAGTAACTGATGCAGTGTTGAAAGTTGAAATACCAGCAGATCCATCTACATTACCAGTGAGATCACCTGTTACATTACCAGTGACATCTGCGGTAATAGATGGAACATTAATGTTACCATCGATTGTTACATCACCATTAAAGTGAGCATTTCCAGTGAATGTGGATATACCCAGAACACTTAACCTGTGAACTGGATTTGTAAGTCCTATACCTAAGTTTCCTTCATAAGTAAGAGATGCTAATACACTTGTCCTATAATGCCAGAAGTAAGATCCAGTATCTACACCAACTGTTCCTGCTTGTAGATAGTTATTGATACTTCCGTTACCATAATTGATAAAATCTAAAGATTCTTCATTACTATATGGGAAAGCACCACTATTTCTATTACCATATTTGATTTGACCGTTTATGCCTAGATCACTTTCGGAAGTTCCAATAGTAACAGTTGATTCACCTGAGTCGCTCCATAATTTAATTCTAGCGTTTGAAACTACAGTGGTTGTTATACCTGTTCCATCCCTATCAAATCCTTTATTTACATAGATGTCATTACCATCAGTGATTGTAGTTCCACCAATAGCAATGCCTCCAGTTAAATAATCTGTTCCAACTCCTATAAATGTGCTAACGGTAGCTACACCAACAGTAAGATCAGCAATATCAACATCTGCCGTTGATGTAAGAGATGTTGCTGTGGTTGCAGTGCCTGTTAAGTTACCTGTAACATCACCAGTAATACCACCAATAAAACTAGATGCTGAAACTGCAGCTGCTGTCAAGACACCAACAATAACATTTGGTGTTCCACTTAAACTTAACGCTGTTGATGCAGTACCAGTTACATCACCAACTAGATCACCTGTCACATCTCCAGTAAGATTACCTGTAAATGATGTTGCAGTAATTACACCAGTAAATATTAAATCTGATGGTAATCTATCGTTAGGAACAACTGGGAGTCTTTCTGTTCCAATAGTACCATACGCAATACTACTTGCATTAAGATCGGTAATTTCGGATCCAACACCAACAAATGTTCCAGATGTAGTTACACCTGTAATTAAAACATTACCTGTTGAACTGATCCCCACACCAGCAGCAAATCCTACAAGAGATGTATCTGCGTTACCAGCGACTTGAAAAGTAAATCTGGGATCTAAAGTGGCAACACCTACATTTCCTGCTGCATATATGCTTGTATATCCTAATCCAACATCAATATCAACCCATTGTGAGGTTGGCATACCAGATAAAAATCTGGCGTCACCAAAGAAAGTTACAATTCCTGTAGTAGAATCGGAAGCAGTAATAATACCATTTCTTATACTTACTCCAGCACCAATTAACTCAGTCCCCAGATTGATTGTTCCAATCCCAGCAGAATCATAAACAGTCAACAGATCTGCAAATGATGAAGTTGCACTGGAAAATCCAGATGCCTTCATGTTTCCACGGACGTCCAAACTTTCGGTTGGAATCGTGGTTCCAATTCCAACCAAACCTACAGCATTTACTACCAGATTATCATTATCAACCTGGACACCATTACGAAAATTAAACTGCTTGTTATAATTCGCCATCTCTTGATGCTTTTTAGTTATTTAGTTTATCTTCAAGAGCAGAAACTTTATCAGAGAGTTCCTTGATTGCCTCAATTAGAAGTGGGACAATCTTCTCATATTGAACAGTGATGTAGTCTTCACCTGCTCCTGCGGGTTTAACTGCTTCTGGAAGAACTTCTTGAACTTGTTGAGCAGAAACACCAACATATGTAACATCTGTTGGGAATCCAAGTTCCCCACCAGTTTCGTTAAAGTTAAATGTGAATCCGTTCAATGAGCATACTTTATCGAGAGCACCTGTTAGTGCAACTCTATTGGTCTTAAGACGATCATCAGATGCGAAGGCAACAAGGTCACCTGTGACTCTGAGTGTGTTTGAACTCGAATCAAATCTAATACCATTATCAACTCTCAGTAATCTAGTATCGCCAAGACCTTCAGTTAGCACAACATTATATGTTTGTTGCCCAGCACTTCCAATTTTTACATTATCTGAAACATCTGCTCTACCTTCAAATCTAGATGCTTTGACCTTATTACTGCTTAATTGGACCGTATTGCCAGCAAAGTTGGCATTATCATTTACAGTAAGATTATCATTTACCTGAAGATCTTCAGTAACCTCAAGATCACCACGAACGATTGCACCACCACTCAGGGTTTCAAATTTAATGTTATTATCATAGTAAAGTTTTACTCCCTGATTTTCCTGGGCAAAAATCATCCACTCATTATCACCAGCATTCTTTGCATTAAAAGTGCTTCCATTGAATACTAAACCACCAGTACCTGACTCTTTAAAATACGCATCACTACCATCATGATAAATCTGAAGATGATCACCGTCGCCAAGCAACAACTTATTATTGTTACCCATATCAATGTCAGCATTGACATTTAATTTTGAATTAAACGTTGATTCACCATCGACGGTAAGAGTTCCATCAAGTTGCAAGTTGCTACCAAAGTCAACATTACCACAGACAAATAACTTCTTACCGATTGCAACACCACCAGCAACTCTCAATGCTGCGTTCTTATCCGTGCAACTGGATGCATCACTTGAGTTTTGTAAGTCAACTAAACCAGAAACTCTAAGGTTATTGTTTAGATTAAGTGCAGAGTTAATTCTTACTGTCCCGTTAAAAGTAATAGGACCATCAAACTGTGAAAGGATCTGACCAGAAGTACCACCCTCAACCAGGATTCTTTCCTTAACAATAACCTCATCAAATACAACAGAGAGTCTATTGGGATCTTCACCGGTTACAGTTGGTGTTGGAACATCATATGTTGTTTGCTCACCGGATTGTGCAGAATACTTGGTGTTTCCAATATAGAAATCACCATCACTATCCATACCAGTGTAGAGAACTGTTCCGCAAGAAGTCTCTTGTGCTTGTGAAAGAAACTCCTCATCATCTGTGAGTGTTTTAACTTGAACTTGGGGAAGACCAGTTGAATAGTTACCAGGTCCATAACCAAGATATTCAAACGTGTGTCCAGATGCACGAAGAATCGATGGTCTATGTAATGCAATAGGATCAAGTTTGATCTTTTTGATTAAAGTTCCAACCTTATGACCTTCAATAATAGTTCCCATAGAACCACGAATGACCTCAAGAAGATCATTACCAGATCCAGTCAATGAAGAACTCTTCACACGCATAATCTCACTTCCTACTTGAATGTAAGATCCAAGTGGGAATCTTGCTGGAATCAAAGTATCTGCAAGATTTGTGGGAAGTTTAACTTTAAGTTTGTCTTCAGTAGTTACATCTGCACTACTTTCATTACCCTCAAGCAAGAGAACTTCATTATCATAGATGATAGAACCTCTTACACCTAGGTTTTCACTGGCACTATTTGCACTAGCATTTTGTGCATCTAAGATGTGTTTCAGAACATACTTAGGTGCTACAATTGGAATCTTAGTTTGAACAGTGAAGGTTGTTGGTGTTGGTACGGAGTTGATTATAAAGACGCCAAGGCTTGCATCAC